GCGTCAGTGATGGTTTGCACATAGATGTGAAGCACCATTGTGGAGTCGAAGATTGCCCATGTGATTTGGTCTACATCGGCACAGATGGCTTGTTGGATTCCTTGTATGCGCCAGTAGTCGGGGAGTGTGCCTTGCCATTCACGGTTTGATGTTTTGATTTCTAGGACTTGTCGTCCATTGTCATCTTCGATGAAGCCGTCGAGGGTGGCTATCATGCGTGCACCGTTGTCTGATTCTGCTACAAACATTTCTTCTGGTGTCCCGAAGTTGATGCCTGTCTTGTCGATTGCCCACTCCAACACGAACGGTTCGAGACGGTTGCCGCGTTCCATTGCAGGGTTGGGTGGTATAGGTGCGGGGGGCACGTCACCTAAAAGTTCTGCCGCATATTTTTCTGCGGGTACGAATGGGTGCAGTCCGTAGATTGCTGCGACTGCTGATGCTGATACTCGTTTACGTTTCTGTTCATCCCAGAAGCGGTCGTTCAACCAGTCTTGTCCACCGTGAATGTTTTTGGTAATGCGGTAGCGTTTGATTTGCATTATTGTTTCCCTTCGTTGCTTGTTGAAGTATCACCATACAGGCTGTGATACCGTATGTCAAGTACCTATCCGAGAATTTTTATATCACGCACCATGCCAACAGGGATATGGATTGCGTGGATACCTTCATCTTTGCAAAGTGTCTGCCACAACGTCATATGTTTCTCTTTTGAACCAGGGTCGCCGACAGGTATATGAAAACCAACAGATGCAACGATGCACTCGCCGTCATCTTCGTAATCTGGTAGGTCTAGCCATCCGCCTTCAGACAGGTGAGTATCAGCCCACGTCACAAGGACCATCGGGTATCTCTGACCACCTTCCATAGCATCAGTGTAGGGCAGGGGTGCGGTCAGGTGACGGAGCCGCCATGAGGAGACGGTCTAGTTCTTGTAATGCGCGAAAGAATTCGTCTTCTTCTGGGCGTGATACACGGGCTGTGACTAGGTATTTCCTTATTGTGTATAGCGTTTCGCGTGTCATAGGACTCGCTAAGTTACCACCGAAACGAACTGTTAGTCGATTATTTTGGGTGATTTTCTAATGAAACACTCACAAAATTCCATCCATTTGCTTGACTTGAAAAATCTATTGGTTTCGCACCAACAGCCCCACTCCAAGCCCAAATATATTCACCCATCACCAACGGGAAATATGAAAAATAATTATCTTGATGAATATAACCAACGGTAATCGTAGGTACTGGCATCACCTTGATGGTGTCTATATCCAAACCAGCCCAAGCCAAAGGATACCTTGTGTCTAATTTATCTAAGCCCAAACTCAGGTTCATGGCATCTCTGCGCCACACAGTAGAAGTAATCGTTGTCGAAGCAACAAGAATAGATTTGTCGTTGAGGGAGTCCATGTAGTCACACATTTTCCCTGAGAACCCTGCGCCAACTTCACGACTGTTCGCAGTCCAATGCAACACCCGACCTACACCATCAAGCATAGGCAACAACATCTCAATAGTCCCAGGCAACATTGTGTCATCGTCACCAAAAACCCAAACATATTTACCGCTACCTTGCGTAACCCCACGAAACACGTTTGGGTCGCCGTCGACGTTCTTTAGCCTTTTACTGTATTGAACCTGCGGGAACTTTCGGGCAAACGGTTCAGCGAAACCATCTGGGTCATTGTCGCTAACAATCAGTTCAACCCCATCAACAATCTGTGGGACTATCGATTCTAAACACGGACCGATATCAAGTCTTTTGAATGTTGGAATATAGATTGTTAACAGCACTATATTATTTTGGATGATTTTCTAGGTGGTCAGACACTTTTTCTGACACTTTATCCAACTTGATTTCAGTCCTGTTAATGCCTTTGTTTATGTACTTCAACATGCCCATGACAACATCATGGTCACGTCGGTTTTCTTTACGGAACTGGGAAACGATTACGGTCAGCAGACCGAAAGCACCAGTAACAGCAGCAGCGAGAATAATGCTCCACCCTGCATCCATAGGTCTGTCATGCCGTCTTTGCTGCGAGCCACGCCGTAACGCGCTCAGGAATGTCGTCGCCTGCTACATAACGAAGATGCCACGGTTCAGAAGGTAAGGCTTCCCATGAGAATCCGAACGACACGGCGTTTGCTGCTAACCATTGCAAACGTTTCGGTTCAGTGGAGTTCTTAATATCGACAGCAATTCCGAGGTTGTGCTTTGAGGTGCCAGGGACAGCCATCATCGCATTACCTTTTTTCAGGTAGTACGGGATGCCTTTGTATACGCGAGGCTTCTCGCCTTTAACTACTTCGGTTGTGTATCTTTGGTAGAAGCCATACTCTTGTACCGCCAACGTGCGATATGTGTCCGCTGGAGATGTCGGAGATAAATCAATTCCTTCTGCGTTTGCTGCCGCATCCATCGCCTCGTATGCGTCGGCGGCACAATGATGCAACACACCTTTGCCTTCAATCGGGCGAAGAAGTTTTGGACCAAGCGCACCAGGTTTAGCGTTCTTCAGATGCGAACAAAGTTTGACAGGAATGATTGGCAGTTTGGAGATGTCTACCTTTTTCATTTTTGCCATTACTCTGTTACTTCTTCAGCCTTCTTCTTGACCGAGCCTGCACCCGCAAAAGCAAGTTCAATCTCTTCCTTGCTGAGTGAACCATCAACAGAGAAACGCAGCAACTTCTCGATAACTTGCGCACATGCCATAAGTCCTGCAAGGGCAGCAGACTTCCAAAGTTCTACACCGATGAGTGCGCCACCAGCAATAGCAGCAAGGGCTGAGGAGCCGAATAGTGCGCCGATACGAAACAGGATGTTCTGAAGTTTTGCCATTGCTATTAGTCTTTCTGTCCGAGAGTGATTACCGAGTGTACAACAATCGCTATACCTGTGACCAGTAACGCTTGACGCAGGGTCGGTCCTGACAGGGTGATAAGAACCAGCCCTGTTCCAGCCCATGTCCACGTGTTGTCACCGAGGTACGAAAGTATCTTTTTCATTATCGTCGCATTCTAGTTGATGCTGCGGTGAGGGTTGCCCCCGCTGCGATGGCGATGAGGGTTTGGCGTTCGGACACAGGAATCTTGCTATCCACTGGAACATAGGTGCCGAGTCCTTCGGAGAAGATGTCCACGGAATCTTCAAACGCTTCTTTGACTTCGGTTGGTGCATCGGTGACGGCTTCGGCTAGGGCTTCCAACTGGGTGTTATCTAATTCGGTTACGTCTAATGCTTCAAAGACTTGGGTGGCTTGGTCGGATGTGAGTACGGCTAGGGCGGCTGGGCTGGATGCGATGGCTGTGGCTTGCTCTTGGGTTGGTTCTTCTTCCAAGATGGCTTCGATGAGTTGTTCAGCCTGTTCAGAGGTGAGTTCTTCTAGGGCTTCTGTGAGGGCTTCTACGGTTTCTGTGGTGTCTAGGATGGTTTCTAGTTCTTCGACGCTTAGAGGGGCTTCTGGTGCGTCTGGGAGGGTTTCTGGGATGATGATGTCTACGGCAGGCTCATCTATCACGGGCAGTTCAAAGTCGGGCAGGTCGTCTACGAAGTCGGGTTCGGTCACGCCGACAAACGGTAGGGTATCTGGTGTCTCAACAGTAGGGTAAGTCTCGGAGGTTTCGTATGGGAGTGCTTCTTCAACTGGTTCTATCACTACTGGGATTGGTTCCATATCTTCTATGGTTGGCAGTTCTATGGGTTCAGGCTGAACCATTACAGGTGGCTGCGCTACTGGTGGTGACACGTATTCTGTGGTGGTTGTGGTTGGAACAACCGTCGAGGTGGTCGTAGTTGAAGTGGTGGTTGTAGGTACTTGAGTTGTTGAAGTTGTAGTCGAACTGGAGGTTGTAGATGTTGTCGTTGTTGACGGTTCTGGCATGGTCGGCTCTGGTGCTAACGATGTGCTGGTCGGTACGGAAGAAGTAGTAGTTGACTCCACCGTTGTAGTCACAGCCACAGTTGTTGTGGACACATCCGTTGTAGTAGTGGATTCCTGAACGGTTGTTGTGGACACTTCGGTGGTGGTTGTTGTTGCGGTGAACTCCCACAACGACAGGTTGCTGATAGTCAAATGCCCAGGTGAGCAACAGGTATCTATCGAGTATTGGCGGAACGTGAAAATGTCACCCTCGTTCACGGGTACCGACTTGGTTCCAGTCGCATTGTTCTGCTGGGTGATAAGCGTGTAGGTGCCGTTGATGCCGTACTGTGGCGGGTCATACACCCAACCATCAGTTGTCTGATACGACCAAGTGAAATCAACCGTATTCACATCGGCGGGGATAGTGGTTTCAATCTTCACCCAATGCGCTGCACCCGAACATCCGTTCTGGTCGGGACCATGCAAGGTAATGGTGTTGTCTACAACTTCTACTGAGCCTGATGTCGGGCAGGACTGGCTGTATTCCCAGTCTCCTAAAACGTCGGCTTTAACAGGCTTTGCATAGATAGCGAATAGTGCTACAGGTATGAATATCAGCCAACGGGTATTGCGACCCATGCCAATGTTTCTTCATCCCACATGTAGTTGCCTTCAGGTTTTGCTGTTGGTGCTTGCCAATCATTGTTAGCATCCAATGTCCATGATGCGTATGGTTGTGGTGCTACGAACTGGTCTTTGACAGCATCATAGGTGTAGCCGACACCTGCGTATTGTTTGCGTATACGGTTGTTATAACTGGTTTGTACCCAAGTACCACCGAGCAGGTTGTGGCACCATTCTGCGCCATTGGCTTCGTGTTCGTCTGCAACAACGATGACCCGTAGAACCTGATTGTCTAAGTTGATTTCTGCGAAATGTGCCATGTATATCTCCTAGAAAGTAATACTGCCTGATGCAGTAAAAGTATAGATGCGGTACCCGCCACTAAGAGCAATCGAAGGCGAACCAGTTGTTGCAACAGCAGCATCAAAAGATGCTAAATAGCGAACGATAACAATGCCGCTACCACCATTTGCTCCGTACGTTGGCAACGCACTAATAGCAGGTCCGCCGCCGCCGCCTCCAGTGTTTGTAGAACCAGCCGTTCCACCGCCTGTTCCCGCGCCACCTGCACCACCGCCACCTGCACCGCCTGCACCGCCACCACCATTACCGCCGCCGCCTCCACCGCCGCCATAAGTTACGGCAGAACCACTGTACGAATTAGAAATTCCTGCACCGCCAGCACCGCCACCGCCACCGCCGTTGTCGTCTGCTCCACCACCGTTAGCACCACCACCGCCGCCAGCAGCAAAATCTGCTCCAGAATACGAACCGCCACCATAACCCTCAACAGGGGAATAGCCACCAAGGTTTCCAGAACCTCCGCCATTTCCACCACCACCAGAACCACCAGCGGCACCAGCCATCGCGTTGCCTCTAGCACCGCCGCCACGACCACCAGCAGTAGAAGAATATGTTGTTGCCAACGCAACAGATGAATTATTTCCGCTGCTTTGCGAACCACCAGCACCAACAGTAATCGTGTATGCAGTACCAGCAGAAACAGGTAAAGCCGTTAACGCTCGCACACCACCCGCGCCGCCTCCACCACCAGCACCGTTGGTGTATGCGTTGACACCACCAGCACCACCACCAGCAACAATAAGTGCATCAATAGCAGTAGGGTTGTTTGGTGCGCCACCACTCCAATAAGCGGCAGCCTGAGCAGTGTTCGCACGATTCCCGTGTGGTCGCAACGAACCAGCAGACACCGAAGTGCCACCCGCCATCTGTCGTTTGAAATTAGGCACTGAGTACCCTTACGCTATTTTGTTGACGTAACCAAAAATGTTGATTGCACTAGTAGTCGCAGCAAACGCACGAACAACCAACGCAGTTGCATTGCCTTTGATGAGAAGACCAGGAACAATTAGATACAAACCGTTCTCTGCTTTAACTGTGTACTCAATAACATCTCCGCCAGCAGTTGTGCCACCCCACTCAATGGTGAGTTTGCGGTCTGTGGTGTCATAGTTGGCAGCGTAAAGCCAAATTTCGTGAATTTCTGAAGTTGCAGTAGGTCCTTGGTGGATAAGTTTTCCTGGAGTTGCGTCGTCATCGACAAGGATGCCGCGCCCGTCTGTTGAACCGCTGAGAGTTATTTTGCTGAAGGTTGCCATGTGTCTCCTAGATTATCACTAACTAAAAATGGACATTGAAAGTACGAACTGGTCGTCCTCTTTGGAAGCCATAACATACTCCGTCGTAGCAACCTGAGTTGTGTTAGTGCTGACCGCAGCAGTAGGCGCAGTAGGGGTGCCAGTCAACGCTGGGCTTGCAAGGGTGGCATAAGCAGCAGACCAAGCAACACCATTGGCGGCGCTGGAATCAGCAGCAAGAACAGTACCGTTCGCACCAACAGCCAAACGATTCAAAGCCGAACCAGTAGTAACCAACAAGTCACCCTTGGTAGTCAGAGCAGCGGCTACAGCGTTCGCTTGGTCGGCATCAGTTGCCGTGAACACTGGATAGCAGGTAGCACCAGCAGAATGTGATGCGGCAGTAGTCCCATCGACGCCACGGGTAAGCGATGACAACGAAGAACCCGAACGTGAACCAACCAAAACCTTCTCTTCGGTGGAAAGACCTGGGTCGATAACCATAAAAAAAGCACCGTTAGCGGTGTTGTTCCAGTTGGTTACATCGCCAGTGAGAAGCGCAGAAGAGTCAACAGACGTAATAGAGTTAGTCAGGGTACAGGCAGGTGCCGCACCAGCGTAAGACCTTCTCGTTGCGTATGCCATATTGTCTCCTAATCTTGTACCGAACGCATTGTAACAGTACAGGTGCCTTCAAGGTCCCAGTTGGACTGGTAGCCGTCTTGCACCTGAAACTCTAAGTCTTCCATAACCACAGAATACGTCTCAGTATTTTCTTGGTAGTTTATCACGCGCGGGTTCGTTACCAAATCCCTCAATTCCCGCAGTTCTGTTTCAACATCAAAATAGTATTCGGTGTCGTGGACCACTAAACGGTGGTGCATGAGGATTGGGACACGGAACACCTGGCTGCGGGCTGGTGAGGCATACGCTCTAGCCATCCATCGGGTCAAAGTAGGTCCGTCGGTACCTGACTGTCTGGCGAAATCAAGTTTGAATTTGGCTTCAATAAATTTTGCTTGTGGACCAGTAGCCACTGATTCCGTGGACAAAGCCATGTTGTGTGGAACCATAGAAACATATGAACCAGAGTCCAACGAAATCGATGGGGTGATAGTTCCGTACAATGGGGTGGTTCGCAAGTCAAACTTGGCAACAAACTTACGGTCAGGGATACCCCAACGGTAGGTTCCTGTAACCAGTTCTGCCGAGGTAACAACGTTCGCTGTGTCCTCAACATAGATTCCGTCACCCGAAACCGAAAACAATCTTTTACTATTAAACGTTGCTACCGCCAAAACGTTTGCGGTTGATGTGTGCATCAGGTCTGAGGCGTGTGCTGGGGTGTTGCTCGCAATGAACGTGGCTAAATCTAAACGTCCCAACCCTGTGGATGTCCCGTCATAGTTTGACCAGTTGAACCAAACATAACGGTCCTCGGCGATAATAGAAACGACTTCGGCTGTGGTTGGGATGAGCGCGCCAGCAGTCAAGTTCGATGCGGCATCAGCAGTAGCATAACGAATACCTTTGTTTGTGCCGATGATGATTGCACCCAAATATCCGTAAACAACTTTAGGGATTTCACCTGATGGAAGTTCCAAAGCAACAATAGGTATGTCTAGCGTGCCATCGGTTTTCATGGTGATTTTGTAGACTGCTCCGCGTGTACCTGCGTACCCTGATACGTAGATAGCGTTTTGTCCAGCAGCGAAACTTGTCCAGTTCCATGTCGCTATCGGATGTTCGTAGTCATCCCCACCGATGTTGCCTGTCGGGTCATAGTACAAGTCCCTGGCGTTCCCGCTTGCAGAATCACCAGAAACCATGAGATGTCCCTTAACAAAATCTACATAATATAGTTCGTGTCCGTAAGCGACGTTTGATGCTACGCCTGCTGCCGTATATTTCCACAAACCAAAACTGCTAGTTAAACCAGCGTATGTAAGATAAATGTTTGTTCCATCGGTAGCCATGTCACGTGGCGTGGCTGCTGGCAAACCTGTAGCAGAAGTCCATGTTGGACTAGAAGCAAACGGGTCCGTGCTGTACTTTAATGTTGCGCCATCAAGCACATACACACGGGTATCTGTGGCAGCAATAAGCAGGTTGGTGTTAGCAGAATTCAACGACTCTTTGACAGTGTTGAGAAGCGTCACTTGTCCTTTAGTCCAAGGATTCAAACCCTTAGATGTAAAGAACCTGTAATCCTGTGCTTCAGCGGTATCAGCGTAACGTTGACCTGCACCATAATGCCAAGAAGTTTCACCACGACGCCACAATCCTTGCGGGTTAATCGCTGCTTCACCTGGGCTAGTTGACTGGTCAACAGAATCACGGACACGTGGCTCGAAACCTCTAGTGAACTGATTAGATTTCTGGTCAATGAGGAACGGTCTGCCGTTAATGGCGACAGGAAAAATGTCTGGTACAAGTTGTGTGGTTGTTCCACCAGCGAAAAACTTTGGTGGCGGTGTGAACGCATCTGTGAAACGCAACAGTTGGTCGGACACCGTTTAATCCTTAGATAAGAACGTTGGGTATGACCTTGCGAGACGTGCTGCTTCTGCTTGGATACGGTCACGTCGCAACCGTTGCAAGTTGGTGATGCTGTTGCCAACGGCACCCACTGTTACTTCGTCGGCGCGACGTGTGTCACCTTGTGATTCGGTGAAGTTGCGTTTGATTTCACGTGGGGACATTAAACGGATTTGTGTACCAATAGCAAGAATGTCTGTGCAGGTTTCCTGCAAACCACCAGTGCTATTTACATCCACTGATTCGGTTGCAGCAGTCCCGTATGCTGCTTTGTATACAACACGTAGTCTTCCAGGGAATACCCCTTGGTCGAAACGGATTGCGAACCCTGAAGCAAAGTCATCTGTTGGCAGGTCACGCACAAGACGCACCTTGCGTGCTATCGGATAGTCGTCAGTCATATAGCGGACAGACACATTGATGAGGTCAATGATGGATGTAACACCTGTCAGGTTGACCATTACATCTGAACCGTTGTAATCAAGGTTCAATGTTTTGATTTGGAACAGTCCGTGCATCGGTGAGGACAGGTCTGAGATTTCGTCGTTCAACGCTTCAAGGCATTGTGCCCGTGGGAAACGTGGGTTGACAGTAACGATGGCTCCTGCGGTGTGCGCGGCTGCTGTTGTGCCGTTGTACCCGCGTTGCACCGTTAAAGTTTTGGTGCCTGTATCCGTCGCCCAAATGTAGAACAGTTCTGAATCGATTTCAAAAACTTGTCCGACACGTAGACCTTCCAACGCATAGGTGACAGTGACGCTTGTATCAGAACTGGTGATAGTTGAGACAAGTTTGTTGCGAGCCTCAACCGTTCCAGACAGTAGTTGCCGCAACGTCCTATCGATGACGGTTGCTGCTGTGGTCATTACTTCTTTTTCTTAGCCTTGGCTTTCATCTTCATCGGCTTGCCAGTTTTCTTGGCTTCCGCCTTAGCCATTGCCACGCCTTTTGCACCATAACCAAATTCTTTTTTCCCGACCATTGGCATAATTTTTCCTTTCAGAGATGAGACGAATAGATTATCACGAACTAGCAGTCCCATTTCCGCAAAGCCAAAGCCTTACGAGTAGGTCTACCTTTCGCATCCTTCATTGGACCTGGCATCCCGCCCATCCGTGCGCAAAACGATTTACGGCGGGCAGCATCCTTCGGAGATTTCTTTGCCTGCGCAGCCGACACAGGTGGTTTCAGATTCATCCCCTGTGCTTTAGCAGAGGCTCGACCTTTGGCGTTCAAACCGCCAGCAGGGTTTTTGCCTTCTTTGCGTTGCCAAGCGGCAGTCTTAGCCACGTTTCATCTTCTTTGCGGCAGCGTTATCAACAAGGTTCGGATATGGGCGACCAGCCTTTTTCGCACGAGCCTTGGCAGCGGTCTTTTGTGCTGGTGTTAATGGCGTAGATTTTTTGTTTGGGTTTTTTGTTTCCCAAAATGCTTTCTTCTTCATGGCTGCTCCAACAAGTATCCAGAGTCCCGTAGGACGTTCCGTACGTTTAACACTACAGGATAGGTTACACCTGGTTTCAAGTCTATATTGTGGCTACCAATAATGGCTTTGATTTTGCGGTTGACCTGTATTTGACATATCGGTTCCAGCGGGTTCCATTCCCCTGATGCGTGTCGGTTGGATGGTTTGATGATTTGCAAAAGTTGGTTTGCAGATGTGTCCCAGTTGAAGGCTTCTGTTTTGATGGAGTTGGTTTGGGCTTGACGGTGGTATCGTTCACGGTTTTTGCCGATATCTATGATGGCTTCTGCTAGGGCATCGCTGTCTGGTTCGTCCCAATCTCCCATGTTTTTCCATGTGCCCTTGTTTGTTGGGACAGGTGTGGTGGGGATGCGGTGGGTGGCTAAATCAGAAAACTCTCTATGACCATGTGCGTCAGAAACGATGGTTGGTATTCCTGCCGAGATTGCTTGGAGTGGCATCAGTCCGAATCCTTCCCCGCGTGACACCGATACGAACC